AGGCCGCGCGGCGGATTCTGGATTGGGTCATCTACGAGTGGATGGAACTCAAAGGCATCGACGCCGAAGTGGATTACGAGTTTTCGGATCTGGACCTGACCAGTGAGGTGGACCAGAAGCGGCTGCTCATCGATCTGTACGACCGCAACCTGATTTCTAAAAACACCCTCCAGGCCAAAATGGACCTCAATCCCGAGGTGGAGTCGGCCAATCGCGCCAAAGAGCAGCGGCTGCTCGACATGAACTGGGACATCAAGGACGTCACTGCGCTCGTCCAACTGGCGATCATGAGCCCCGCATCGGCGCGCAAGCTGCTGGGCTTGGAAGACGCCGCTGAGGATCAGGCGATCCAGCAGGACGAGCAACAAGCGGTCGAAGCCATGTATGCTGATGCGACGGCCAAGACCCGCGCTTCCGGCAGCACCTGCAGCGAATGTCTGCACTTCGACGAGGAGACAAATCACTGCCGAGTGCTGGAACGCGATACCTCTCTGTTCGATCCGGCCTGCCGCTTCTATCGCCACGCGGCGGTGTAAATGCTGGCCATCGCCCTCGACCAGGCCGAGCGCATCAAGCAAGCGGTCGCGTCATCGTTCGCGGCTCGCGATCTGTACACGGAAAAGCAGGTCGCGGCTCTGGTCGGGTCGTTGCGCGAGGCCGAAAAGCGGATCAAGGCGGATCTGCTGCGGTACGCCGATCTCGGCGCGCTCACGCCAGGGCAAAAAATCAATCAGATTCGTCTGGCCGCGCTCACCGACCGGCTCGACGGCACAATCAAGGGGCTAAAAGCCGAGCACACGCTCGCACTGAAAGCGGCGGCGAAGGAATCCCACCTCGAGGGGATTACCCAGGGCGCGCTCGAACTGAAGGTCCACGGCCTGCCCGGATACGATACGCTCACCGATGAATCCGCGAAGCGACTGGCGAAGGATGCCTTCTCGCTCATGGACAAGAGCGCGCTCGATTTTCTCGTGCGTTTCGACGTCCAGCTGGCCGGTCAAGTTTCCACGGATCTGCTTACCGGCGTGAAAAACGCCCTGACGGTCGGGATCGCCCAGGGCCTCTCCATTCCGAATATCGCCAGAAACATCGGCTCGGTGATCCTGGACAAAGAGGCATTCAAGCAGGCGGGAAAGACCGTCTTCGGTTCGGCGCAGCAGCGCATCGAACTGATCGCCCGCACCGAGATACTCCGGGCGCACAACCAGGGGCGACTCAAGTTCTACGACACGGTCGGCGTTCGCCAGGTGCGGTGGATGGTCGCACATGACGAGCGGCTGTGCCCGATCTGCTCGGCGCTGGCCGGACAGGTATTTTCCATCGACAAGATGCCTCCGCTGCCTCGACATCCAAACTGCAGGTGTACCTGCCACGCAATGCCGTTGCGTGTTTGCTCGGCGGAAACGCTGAAACTCACCGCGATGGCCGGGCCCGCCGATTCTCAAGGCGCGTGTCTCATGACGCCGCAGCAGGTTCACGACGTTGCGGGCGCGCAGAAAGCCGAGCAAGCGAAAACCAACAAGGCAATCAGGCAGGGCCAATACGAAACCCTGGGCCTCAAACCGCTTCAGGAGGAGTGCAAGAAGCGCGGCATCTCGATCTACCGGACGAAGGCCGATTTCATCAAGCTGCTCGGCCAGCAGAATCCCGGCATCGATTATTCGACGTGGGCGACGAAAGACATCATGGCCGAGGTCGCCAAACAGAGCATCGGGAAAACCTGCACGAAGGACGATCTGATCGCGCTGCTCAAGCAATGGGATGCGGCGCACGCGGCGATCATCAAAGAGGCGGCGGAAACGCTGCCGGACTTCGCCTCGATGACCGTCCAGCAGCTTCAGAATGAGTGCCTGAAAAACGGCATTTCAATTTCCAAGACGAAAAAGCACTTCATCGCGGAACTGGAAATGCTGGAGCCGAAACCGGCCAAACCCCATTTCATGCTCAAGGGCCAGGAACTCCAAGACAAGATCAAGCAGTTCGGGATCGGCAAGCTCAAGCCCAAAAACATGCTGATCTCCGATCTGCAAAAGGCTCTCTCCATCGACAAGAAGGCGGTTCAGGCGGTCGAGGAAGCGGTCAAGCACAAGACCGAACTGGTCAAGGCCATCGATGCGGTAGTGGTGCCCGAGGACCCCACCCATTACCAAATTTTTCTCGATACGACGAAGAAGGCGGCGCAGTCCTACACCCAGCACGCTGATTTCATCGCCGCCGGTGAAGTGGGTCCGCTCTCGGAATCCCTGGCGCAGAAGATCGCGGCCTGGGAAGCCAAGGTCAAGAACATGTCGCTGGACGATCTGAAGAAACTCGCCCAGCAAACCAAGCTCAAGCATTACCAGTGGCACACGAAGGATGAACTGATCGCCCGGTTCACTCAGTTCGACGAGGCGCAGCTGGCGAAGGTCAATGCCTCGGTCGAAGGGAAATGGGCCAAGTGGGCCGAGAAGCATGGCGGCAAGAAGGCCAAGACCGCCCCGGCACCGAAACCGAAACCTGCTGTTGAACCGAAAAAGCCGGTCTCCATTCCCGAGTCACCCCTCCCGTCGAAAAACCCGACCAAGCTCACATCGGTCGATGAGCCGTTTCGGGATGTCGATTTGCAATGGGAACAGATCAAGGCAAAAAAGCCGTTCAAGAACCGGCGAGAGGTCCGCAACGAACTCGGCGGCGCGCACCGCAAGTACATTTACGACGACGACCAGGGCAACAAGTGGCTTTTCAAGCCGATTTCCGAGGACTTCCGCGCCCACGGCGACGAAGTCGCCTATCGCATCGGCCGCCTGATCGATCCGGACGCTGTCGAAGTCCGTCTCATCGAACTGGACGGGGAAGTCGGCTCGATCCAGCGCATGGTGCCCAAGCTCAAGGCGCAGAAGGACTTCAAGGGCATCGATCCCAAGGACCTGTTGCCCGCCGAACTGGAGCAGGTCCAGCGCGAGCACGTCATCGATTGGCTGATCAGCAACCACGACGGCCACTGGGAAAACTTTCTGCGCGGTACCGACGGTCATCTGTACGGAATCGACAAGGGGCAGCTGTACAAGTTCCTCGGCGACGATGTGCTCGATGTGGCCTACCACCCCAACGCGGTCCACGGCGCGTCCGAGCCTTATTACAACACGGTCATGCGAGCCTTCGCCGAGGGCAAGGTCGATCTCGATCTGCAGGCAACGCTTACCTACATCGAGCGGGTTGAGGCAATCCCCGACGAGCAGTTTCTCGACATGCTTCGTCCCTATGCAGAGCGGCGGTTCAAGAAGGGATCGGCGAAGATTGATGCCTTCTACCAGATGGCTCTGGACCGCAAGCACAACGTCCGGAGCGACTTCGAGAAGTTTTACGATAAGCTGGCGAAGAAACGCGGGCTGCCGGGATTTTCGTTCGATGCGAAAGCCGCCAAGAAAGGCACGGCGCGTCTTGGGCTGCACGAGCAGCGCATGGTGGAGGAAGCAGCCGACGCGGGATGGCAGGGGAAAACCATCCCCATCGACGTCGATCAGATCGAAGACCAGAACGCTCTGGTCTTCCAGCAGACGATGAAGAAGGGATCGAAGGTCACTGGCAAGCAGACCGTCGTGCAGATCAAAGTTCGGCCAGAACACGAGGACAAGATTCTGGAGGCCATCGGCAAGGCTGGTCCTGCCGGAAAGAAAACCATCCTGCCTCAGATCGGTGCGCCGCTACCGGAAGACGAATTTTTCGATGCGATCCTGACGGCTGTGAAGTCGGTGAATCATCATCTCGCCGACAAGAACTTCAACCAAAAATCCGTCGACGCCGCGATTAAGCTCAAAACCAAGCTCTCGAAACTGCTCAAACACGAGGATGCGGAAGTTCGCCGAATGGCCGAGGATTACCTCGCAAAAATCGACGAGCTTCATGCCATCGTCGAAAAGGTGAAAGGCGGAGCAGCGCCGGGAAAGAAGGTTTCGAAGTTCGTCCAGGCCATCCGAAAGACCGAACCGAAGTCAATACAACCTGCCAAGCCGAAGGAGATGGTCGTCCGCAAGAGCAAGGTGCTGATGCAGAAGCGCACGAACACGGCGGGCGAGATCATCACCGACGGCACCGAGCGAGATCTGTCGTCGATCTTTGGGCGTGGGATGGCTGACGGTACGCAATACGAGATCGAGTTCGAGGACGGCGTCACGGCGATCTACCGCCCCTGGGCTGGCAACAAGAACGTTTTTGCAACAGCAGGGGAAATGGAAATTCGGATCGATGGGGCGTGTACGCCGGACATTGTGGAAAAAGCCCTTGAGAAGATTGAGCGTTTGGGCCTGAATGCATCCCCGGCAAGCATCGAGGACGCGGAGTTCATGTACTTGCAGAAACAGGCTTACATCATGGGCATCGATAAATCGCCACGCTTCAAGAAAGCGATGGCCACAGCGGAAGGCCTCAAGACTAGGCAGGGGCAGGTAAAGATTTTGCGTCAATTCTGGAATGCCGAACTGGGCGTGGATGATGTGTCGAAACTGCCCCATTACGATCCCTTCGGGAGCTTTCAGCACGCGACGCGGGGCAAGATTAAAGAAGCGGGTCGCCGGGTACAGATGCGATTCGACATCACGGACGCCGACCTGGACCGTGAACTCGGCGGCTATTCGCTCAAGCATCGGCTGACGAACGACGGCGACGTGGCTGAGTTTCTGAACATGGCGCTCGACAACAATGGTGCGATGGTCTCCACGGTGGAGAAGATGCGCCTGGGCATCACGCCGGGCGGAATGTCGCCGGTCGCGGACATGGAGTCCGGCGGCGCGACCTATTTTTTCACGCGCATCCGCAAGACGCCGACGGCGGCGCGAACTGGAGAACCTGGACTCTACTTCAAACGAAAGTTGCTGCGCCGGATGGACTCGATCACGTATGATCACGACAAGTACGGTCGCTGCACCGGCGACGAGGTCCGTAAGCACCGCAAATCGTTCATCCAGGATTGGAAGCGGATCGTCAGTCGGAACTCCAGTGACGAGACGATATTCAAGTACACGGTTACGCTTCTCGATAATCTGGAGTGCATCGTGGCAAAGAGTTCTTCTGAGCGGTCGGCAGTTCTGGCTGCGTTCAAGAAGCGGGGCGTTAGCCGATTGGCGGATGGCCGGAAGATCGAAGACATCGTGTTTGTGAGGCGGTAAATGGCAAAGGTTGACGTGGCAGCAGAAATCAATCGGGTTCAGGAAATCCTGGACGTCATCACCCGCGACGGATTCTGGTTCGTGCCCCATTTCGATGACGGCGGCACGCTCGATTTTTTCCCGTACCGTTTGGAGGTGCTTGGCGCAAAGCCGAAGATGGGATCGGATGGTGCGGTATCTTCTTGGGTCTACGCAATCCTGATGATTGACCGGGGCTTCGCGGATTTCGGTGCGAGCATGCACGGCAACCATCTTCACTTCGTGGAACGGATCGAGTGGTTGAAGGGAGCCAGTGGACGCATCTATGCCGCATGGCTTTGGGATGAGCACGACGTCAAGATTTACATCAACGAGATCGACGCTTCGGAGAATCCGGAACTGGCTGAGGACTGGGCAGCCTTTACAACGCGCCTTTCGACCATGAAAAAACGAGTCGGGGAATGCTTGGAGACGATCCGCGATGAGTTCGGCTCCATGACGGAAAGGCATTTTCGATGAAGCTGCGGTACATGATTGATTTCGTCTACGACGATAAGCAAGAAGAACGCGGCCTGTCGCCTTACGTGCCAGCAGGAGTGTGGGGCGTGACGCCGACAGGCTTCGATTTTGGTTACTTGCTCGGCTTTGAGGAGCGCGAGGACGAGGTCAACTGGATGCTCAACGACTGGATCGAGCAAGGCATCACACCCTGGCGCAACGAGGGATTCCTCGAATACTGGCAGGAAAGCCGGTCGCCCTATCGCGGCACCTTCGGCGAAATCATAGAGAGTGAACAGTACGAAAATTCAGGCGCATGCGTTGAATTCATCCTCAAAACACTGGCTAAGAAACCTATATGACCCTAAAAAAACAAGTTTATTGGAAAATTAATCGTTCTGTTTTTCTTTTTTCTCGGCTTCGTTTTTCATTTTCGCGCTTCCATGTCCCCGATGTTGGCTTAATGGTTCTTTGCAAGAATGAAGGATTTTGCCAGTCTTTTTGTCAACAACAGTCTCCTCATAGAGGTCTTTGTCTTTGTCGATTCTTCGGTACTTGTCCACCCATTCGCGGTCTACCAAGGCATTCTTGTCTGCGCCTGGAGGCGGAGCTTTTTGTTCGTCGCCAACCATCAAATCAACGCGGACCTTGTCCCTACTTGGATATGAATCGTCCTTCGCTTTGGCACGCAACATATCGTGGGGAGGGGGAACCTCGTCAAACAGGAAAACACTGACATAGCGTTTCGTTGAACCACAATGCGGGCAGGGATTCTGTACTGGTTTAGCTAAATCCTCTCGATCCTCATCAAGAACCGCCTTACAATTGTCGCACTGAACTTTGATGTCGCCGTCTTTCATTGGTTCACTCCGAATCATCAAAATACTCGCGTTCAATAGTATCAGGGTTTTGCCACTAATGTTTGCTCATCTTTTCAAAATGTCGCATGGGTTTCCCATGTTTTCGCACACCTCACCATCTTGTTAAGCCGGATGCGGTCCCATATTCTGCACCTATGAGCAAGCTGTTCACATACATCGAAAAGCTAGTGGCGCAGAAATTCTTCGGCACCCTGACGCTCTCGTTTCAGAACGGCAAGCTCTGCGGAATCAAGGTCGAACGGAGTCTGAGGCCGACCGACCTTTGACAACATGACCCACGGGGTTGTCGAAAAAATCGAGCCCCGGTGAAGCCTGAAGGCAAACCCTTCGCGTAGATCGACGTGGTTGTCGGAAAAACCGAGCCCGCCGGTGACAGAAGGCCAGTCCTTCGGCTTTGCCGGGGCTTTTGTTTTTTAAGGAGCGGGCGTGGCGCTGCAAACCGACATGGACCGGCTGACTTTCCTGCTCGAAGCTGAAGCGGAGCTTGCGCTTTTCGGCGATGAGCAGCTGTCCGCGCAGGCCGCCGACGAGCAGCGCCGGTACGTCACCAACTACATCGGCTCCAAACAGAAGCTGATCGACTTCATCTGGGAAAACACGCCGGACGATGTCCGCGCAGTGGCCGACCTTTTTTCCGGGTCCTCGGTCGTCGGCTTCATGTTCAAGCAAAAGGGCAAGGCAGTCACAGCCAACGACAAGCTGCGGTACTGCTACCACATCGCCCGCGCGATCATCGAGAACCCCGGCGAGACGATCACCGACGAGGAGATCGCGGCGCTGCTGGCCGACAACCCGCAGGCGGGCGACTTCGTCCGCAAGCACTTCGGGGGCATCTACTTTTCCGAGGGCGTTCACGGCATCATCGATTCCATTCGCGCCAACATCGACATGCTCCCCGCCGACGGATTCAAGCGCGACATCGCCCTCTTCGCTCTGGGCAAATCGTGCATCACCGGCAAGGGCGGCTTCGGGCATTTCGGGACGACGATCCCGCACGGCGACCGTCAGGACAGCCCGGAGCGGTTCAAGCAGCGCTTCGCCGACAACGTCCATACGATCAACTCGCTCGCCTTCGACAACGGCCAGCCCTGTCGGGCGGCCTGCGGCGACATCATGGACGTTGGCCCGCAAGTGAAGGCCGACCTCGCGTACTTCGACCCACCCTATGCGACGCACTTCTCTCAGACCAACTACGAGCGGTCCTACCACTTCATCGAAGGGCTGATGACGTATTGGGACGGCAAGGAGATCGTCGAGGGCAGCAAGACCAAGATTTACCGGATCGAGAAATCCGGAATGACCAAGGCGCATGCGTCGAATTTCTTCCGGGATTTCCTTGGGGCGTGCGTCCATATCCGCAACTGGATCATCAGTTACCGCGACCAGGCGTACCCCAGCGAACCCGAAGTGAAGCGGATCATCGGCGATCTGGGCCGGGATGTTTCCCTCAAAAGCAAAGATCATCACTACCAGATCAGCGCGAAGCACGGCGACGCCAGCA